CCGTTGATCCGAGTCAATCCACAACGTCTGATCTGCACCCCACTCCAGAGCCTCGGATGCCAGCTTCTCCCTTTGCGTGAAGATCAGCGTCCCCGGCATCTGCAACAACTGGATGTCGTTTACTCCACGCTTGGCCTCGTAAGCACACAGCCTAGCAAGGTCGAAACAGAATCCAGACATCACCTCGTCCCGGCATGGGACACAGATTGCAACTTTCAAATATTCCCCGGATGAGTTCTGAAAAATCGGTTGTCAGGATTGTTTAGGAAAGCCTTGAACGCAGTCTGATCTATTACGTGAAAGCCACGCATGATGCCTTTTGCGTTCAGGTCATCAATCAGCGTCAGCGGAAGTCGAGCAATGTGCGTGATTACATCGTCAAACTTCTTGGGCGCATCGTTGAACTGACGTTTGTTTGCCTCGATGATTTCGGAGACATCCTGCTTTGTCTCCAGAATCACACCGCCCTCAGTCGCGTGAGCAACGGTATAGCGGCCATCATGAACAGAAAATAGTGTTGGCATAAAAGCGGGGAGAGGTTTCCCCCTCCCCTTCCCGATTACAGCGCGGGGTTCAGATCCGCAACGATGGCATGAGCAGCCTCGTTACGCATCTCGAGCGTGAACTCGCAAAGCAACTGCGTCTTTTCCGAGTCGCCGGTCTTTGCCAGATCATTCGTCTGGAACGGACGAAGATACGACAGAGCAGCATATTCGGGATCAAGGAGCAGCGCGTCACGAGTACGCATGAAGCGGTCAGGAACAACCGACAGAGTACCGAAGTCGCTCATGTAAACATCAGCGGCACCGATAATCGTCGTCGGCTGGTCACCAGGAGCCATGTAACGCTGGGCAGCGATACCGGCAAACGAGGAGACCTTCTGCTTCAGACCGGAACCAACAACCAGCATCGTCGGATTGCCACCTGAATCAAATACACCAGCAATCTCGTCCTTCAGAAGTTGCTCGGTGAAAGTACGAGTCGCACCGTCCGAACGGGTCGAAACGCCAATAGTCGTCGGGTCAGTACCGGAAGTACCTTTCGACGTATTGGTTTTCAGCCAGGACAGAATTGCACCGAGTTTACGAGCGGTCGTGGACGAGCCAGCATCGCGGCCTTGGTTGGCAGTGATGATGGTTTCCATGTCCCGCTTAAGCTCACTCGATGCGCGGGCAAGTTGGTATGCACGCTCCGAGCGCCTTCCTGCCTTGTTAACTGCCTCGAGCGTTCCTGAGGTCTGCACCACTTTCTGCACGATTTGGGTATAGTTCCCCAAACGAACAGTCGGGCTAATGGTTGCAGAAACTCCGTCGGCTCCCTCAACGGCGGCATTCGCTGCGGTAGCTGCTGCGAGCGAATCAGTCTGCCACTCATGGAACACAGCGGTCGCTTTGGTGCGAGCCAGAGTGCTCATGATCGGGGTTTCGGTCGGGCTGATGTCATAGATGACATCGATCAGATCTTCGCGCTGGCCGATGGCCGTGTGTGCGGTAAAGGTAGGCATGATGGACCTCAGTAATTGAATCGTTCAAACAATGAAGCTGCATCCCTGGCTTTGCCAGACTTACGCAGCCGGTTTCGTTCCTGCTTCGCTGCATCAGACTCAGGGTTTGAAACCTTCCCAGTTCCGGGCTTTAGCGTCTTGGGAGCCTCAGCAACCCTCTTGGCTACCTCTGGCTTGTTCGACATTAGCTTGCGGTACTGAGCGGCTTCCCACAAAACCTGAACAGCGCGTGAGTCATAAACCTGATTAAGTTCGCCCTCCGTAAAACCGACGTTCTGTGCATATGAGCGAATATCCCGTCGGACTTCTTCACCCTTCTGCGGATCGGCATACTCTGGAATGGCTTGCTGTAGTCGGGCCTGTTGCTCGGCAAGATACTGCTGGAGTTGCGTCTGACGCTCCGCTTGTTGCTTCTCAGCAATGCGTTGCTTTTCAGCCTGAACTGCGGCTAGTTGCTTGTCTCGCTGGACAGACTCTGCGACTTTCATCGCGTAGCCAATCGGATCGGACTCTTTCAGTGACTCTAAATCTTCCGACTTGTTCTGCTCCGATAGAACCTTTTCAATCAGTTCCAATCGTTGAGCGTACTGGTCTCGGAGTTGTTTGGCTTGCTCGACAGCGGCTTTCTCAGCTTCAATAGCCTTCCGCTGTTCTGCTAAAGCCTGAGTTTTCTGAGTGTAGTCAGTGCCAAGTTGATAACTCTTAATTAGGTCATCCAACGAAACTTCGCGTTCCTCACCTGCGGCTTTCACCCGGTAGCGCGGTGTTTCCTCGACTTCCTGCTGCTCAACTACAGCCTCCGTCTCCTGCTGCTGTGCCTCGGGAGTGGGCTGTTCGCCTTCCTCCGGCCCCATCAAGCCTAGAAACGCATTGGCTGCACTGTTTACATCCAGCGGGCCACTTCCTTGCGGATTGGTGTCCATATCACCCCTTAAAGGATCTTCCAACGTTTACGCTTAATCTCGGCAGTGTCAACAATCGACTGAAAGTGATTAACAACCGTGGTTAAGCATTTAATCATTTTATACGCATTTTCTCGTGCGTCAATATCTTGCTCAGACGAGTTAAGAATCAGGTCAATCTGCTCCTGTTTCAGCTTTTCCAGTTCACCCCGGAAATAATCGTCTCGCAGTAGATTCGCCGCCTGCTCTGGACTCATCCCGGGATCTCGACGTTTTGCGTAATCCCAGCACCGACCTTCGCCGCTTTCAGTTGAGCCTCAACCGCAAACTCCTGCTGCTTCAGTTGTAGCTCTGCTGCGGCTTTCTCCCGAGCCAGTTGAATGTCAGCTTGAGCCTTCATCCGCTGCGTCTCAATCGCTGCCAGTGCCTTCTGCTGTTCGATCTGTATCTGTGCTTGCGCCTGCGCCATCATCGCGTCCAGAGCAGGATTAGACTGCTGCTGCGGAGGTGGATTGCTCAGTTGCTGGTCTAGCTCGGGGGGAATCTCTTTGAAGAACTCGGTTGAATCCTTCAGTCCCGCCGCTTCGATAAACCGGCCCAGCGTCGCCCGATACTGCCCAACAGAGACAAGAGGATTGGCAGGGCCGTATTGCTGGAGAATCTGCTCTTGCTTCGACAGGATCATCTGAAGCATAGCCATCTGCTCATTCTTCGATCCGGTTCCGAGTCCGACACTGATCGAAACGTCGTACAGGTTCGACCACTCTCGCGGATCCATCTCAACGAACTTGCCACGCATCCGAATCAGACGGGGCTTGTCCTGATACTTGCAGAGAAGATGCAGAATGCCCCGGAAAAGGCTCTTAACGCCCGTCTCAGCGAACAGCCGAGCAATTAGCTCCATCTTGCCAGCACCCGCTTGCATCGTCGCTGCTACAGCCGCAGCCGTGACGTTTTGCAGGATGTTGGGGTCAAGACCTTGCGAAGTCTCCGACACACCCGACCGCTTGGCTTGCACCGAGTCAAAATAACCCAGCATCGGATAAGCGGAACCAGTGATGTCCGGCACCTGAATCGGAGCCACTGCACCCGTTGATTTCGTCCTGACAACACCACCAGGAGTGACGTTTAGCAAGTCATCCAGGTTCACCTGCCCGTCAACAACCTGCATCCGAGCGTTGTTGATGAGGTAGAGGTTGTCCAGCATCTGCCGAGTGACAGTTGACTTGATTAGCTGGATGTCCATCGTCCGATCTGCCAGCGACTGACCGAAGAACTTGTGCGGAATCGGGATCGGGCAGATCACGTGAAATGGCACGTAATCGGTCGGAATGTTGGCTTCCCGCCCGTCAGCGTAGGTCAGAATCGTGCTGTTGGAGTAGAAAATCTGACGGAGTTCTGCGATCCCATCCTCGTCGTAATCAACGTAAAGATAAGACTCGTAGACCTCGACCTCTTGCATTGACTCGTCGAGACTGTCCTGCTCGTACGGTTCTTCACCTGGGGAGTATCGAGCGATCCGCTCCTCGGTAAAGTCAAGAGAATTGTAGACAGGAAGGCTGTATACCTCGTCCTTGTCGAACCCCATCTGAACGAGTTCCGACCGAGGCATCAGCCTGCGGTGCGCCATGAAGGGTGATTTCGTTTCACCGAACCGCGCTTTCTTGCTGACGATCAGTTCTTCGGGAGGAATGCAGTCAATCTGAATCCGGCCTGACTTGGTTTTCTTGCGGACGACAACATTGTGCGAACGGGTGACTTGATCGACAACTGTACCGTCTGGCATCTGCATCTGCGATACGGATTCTTCCGTCTCCTGGCCAACGATCTCCATCGTACCGTCTGACAGTAGTAGGACAAGCTCCGTGTCTGACAGACCCCGGTAGGTTTCCTCGTCTACTTCGATCTTTTCTTCCCAGACCGCTTTTACCGTCCCGGTCTTGGCAAGTAGTGCATCCTTGAACCAGTCATGCAGGATGGCAAAACCGTTGTTGTCCTTGCTGAACACCCAATTAGCGTAATCCGTCGCCTGTTTCGCGCCTTCTTCGTCCTGCGGGCCGACAGGTTCAAACCTACCTAGATCATCGCTGGCAGTGAATACGCGAATGAGTTGCGGCAGCGCACCATCGATAACCTCTGCCACCTCTCCAGTGACGATCTGGCTGCGACCTTCTTGTTCGTTGCCGTAGGGGTTTCGCAGGTAGTAGTTCAGTGCTTCGGCACGTTCTGCTGTGGTTTCGCTGTCCAGCATCCCGATAGCATCGTCGATCTCTGCTTGCAGAATGCCGGTAAGAGTCCCGTTATCCATTTACCACCTCGCGCCTAAAATACTTCCGCTTCTCTGGGTCTTTCGTTTCCAGTTCAGCGAGTTTCTTCTCGAGTTCAGCAACTTTGCGTTGAAGTTCTTCAAACTCGCGCTTCTGAACGATGAAACCTTGTGGCATTAGCATCAGACCACCCACCTTGTATTGACGTTGATCGGCTTCGACCAGGATGATGTTTCATTCAGACCGACTGCAAGATAACGGAATGCGTCCGATCCGTGGCTAGACCAATCATGCAAGGGTCTATCATAAAAGACTTTCTGCTTTTCGTCGAAAGTCCGTCTGTAGTTCCGCAGGCAGTTCAACCCTTCGCTCGTTTGCGGGATGTTGAACCAGCAGCGGGGCAAAAGTCTGCGGACAGCTTGGATCCCGTCATCCACCGATAAACGTGGCGCAATCGTGCAACTGAGGTCAGCCTGCTGCAAAACCTCCAAACGAGACTTTCCAGACCCTAGTTCTCTGACCTGTACGTCGTGCGGGACGATGTGCTCGGCCTTATGCCAACCCTTGTTCCGCAGTTCTCGGACGTACCAATCCAGCCCGACTCCGTGGTTCTCAATGTAGTCTAGGAGTCTGACTTCTTGTCCGTGGACTTGTGCGATCCAGATCGAAGTCGAGTCGCCAATGCCGAGATCCCAAGCAGCAAACGTCTTGCATAGGTCGTCACGGACGATAGAGCAGAATCGACCTTCTCCTTCCATCTGGTTAAGAATTTGCCCATAGTAAGCCCCCTCGACAGCAGCGTGGAATGAACACTCGAACTCTTGGTCGTACTTGTCGCGCCCCATTTCTCGCAGCGCATCGTCTAATTCTGACTGAGCAATGATCCCGGTCTGACTGGCGCGGAACTCGAGCAACTTCCACCCAGGCTCACCCTGCGCTCTGTTCCGCAGATCGTAGAAATGGTTCTGGCCTTTAGGTGTGCCGATAAACATTGCCCAACCTTGACGGTCGGCTAAGGCGGGTCGGATCACTTCGTTCCAGATTTTGGGGTTTTGATCCCCAACCTCGTCCAGTACCACTCCGTCAAAGTAAGATCCGCGTAGTGAGTCGGGATTGTCGGAGCCGTACAGACCGATCCTGCGATCCCAGAAGTCAACTCGCAACTCTGAGATGTTGGCTGTTCCACCGAGCGGGTTAGCAAAATGATTGAGGTAGTCCCAGGCAACTCGCTTGGCTTGGCTGTAGGTCGGTGCGATGTAGGCATATCTCGGTCGTTCCAACTGGCACATCACCGCTGACTTGATTAGCTGGTTGATGGCACTGACAGTCTTGCCTAAACGCCGATGAGCCACTACCACCGTGAAGCGGTGATCGTCCATCGCCTGATGGATCTCAAGCTGCGGCTCCCTTGGACTATAAGGGATGACTACTTCTCTGACGCCCATCGAATGACAGCCTCTATCGGCCCACCGTTGTTACCAGAGATTTCCAAAGGAAGCAGCTTAGGATAAATCTGCGCCCAGAATACTCGCTCGTTCTGTGGATCTTCCTTTGCCCACGCTACCAGCCTCTCAGCACCGCCTAGTCCAGCAGCAGCAAAACTAATAGCTTCTTTTACTTGCATGGTCGTTTTATTAGGCACCCCTTTGGGTCTACCTCGACCTTTGTTTGTCAATTTCTCAATCTGTACTTTATTTACCACTTTACCGACTCCTGTCTGGGTCATCGGTTGACTTTACGTTGATCGCTGACGGATTAACTGGTCAACATCAGCGTTGCCTTTTTGCTCGGCAGTTGGAGCGAATAACGCTCGGCTTCTGCTGTCTGTAGTGTCTGGCT